CAGAAATCGATACCGTTCAAAAAAAGAGTCACTAGCAGAGATGTTAGAAAATCTAAAAAAAGAAAAACAATTTGGAGTTTAAAATGGAAATTAAATACATCTATAATCAAACACCCTTTGGCTGGGCGTGGCAGTTAGTAATTGATGGGTATGAGTTTTTTTATCCCTGTGGCGATTTAAAAGCGTTAAAAGAATTCGTCAAATCAGAACTTGATGTTTTGTTAGACAAAAAAGAAAGTGATAGTAATCACGGCTTGGCCTTTCATGCGTGTGGATATAATGGTCAAGCGCAACAAGAATATATTTCTTATTGGGAAAAACAAGGTTTGAGTATATTTTAAGGAGATTTAACATGACAGAACCAACTTTATCAAGCCAATTGTTTGGCTTAGCAGTGATTTTCATTGGATTGTTTATCTTGCTGCTATTTACAGCTAAAAATGAAAAACCGAATGAGCAAAATGTTGTGGTCATCATCGAAGAAACCGAGGATTTCGGAGAAGTCGCACGAAGAAACCTGAGAATGTGTGATAGAAAATCAACCTATGACACACAGCCTCCTATCGGACTGACTTCATCAATCGAGGATGTGCCACAAGTTTTTAGAGCATGCATCGAAGACTATGACAGGCTTGCTTGTGATTACCAGGAAGAAGCAAGTAACAATGATTTTCTAAGAAAGCAAAATGCAGGCCTCTTAGAAGAAAATGGGCGTTTGCTCTACAAAGAAATGACTATTGATTTCCGAAGAAATAATCGGAAATGGGGAGCTAGAGCATAAAAATAACAAAAACTAAAGGAGGAAAGTCATGTCTGAAATCAAATGGATTAAGATTACGACGGATATTTTTGATGATGAAAAAATACGCCTTATTGATGCACTACCAGATCATGATGCAATTTTGGTTATATGGTTTAAAATCCTAGCTCTTGCTGGCAAACACAATCGCAACGGACTTTTGATGATGTCAGATAAAGTTCATTACACTGATGAGATGCTTGCAACAATCTTTCAAAGGCCTCTGAATAGTGTAAGAATGGCTCTTGGAATTTTTGAACAATTCGGAATGATTGAAATTATCGATGGTGTTATCACGCTGCCAAATTGGGAAAAGCATCAAAATATTGACGGGATGGAAAAAATCAAGGAGCAAACACGCAATCGTGTTGCAAGACATCGTGAGAAACAAAAAAACCTCGCTCTTGGTAACGTTACATGTAACGTTACAGTAACGGACGGTAACGCACTAGAAGAAGAAGTAGAAGGAGATAAGACTAAGATTAAGAATAGATTAGATAAAGATAAGAATATAACTACTACTAGTAGTAGTGAAAATATCCTTGAATTATTCCAATCTGAGTTTCGTAGATTACTATCAGGTTTTGAGATTGAGGAAATTAATCACCTGTTAAAGGAAAATGATGTTGAACTAGTTAAAGAAGCATTGAAAACAGCTATTAATTTAGGTAAACCAAACATCAAATATATTGGTGGCATTCTAAGAAATTGGCAGCAGAACCAAGTTACTACAGTAGAACAAGTTCGACAATCTGAGAAGCAGCGTAAAGAGAAGAAAGATGAACAGGAGGTAAAAAACGAATGGGGATTTTAGAACTTATTGAGCAATTTGAAGATGACTTTTATCCGATCAGCGACGAAAAGAAATCTTTGCTTATAAAACAACCTCTTTCTACCGTTACTGCTTGCTTGTCAGATATGGCAAGCTGGAAAGTTTGTGGAGGTAGGATGTCATGGTAACTGATGCTTTGGAAGAAATGGCTCTCTCTTATCACAGAAACACAGAGGAACAGGACGAAATTTGCGATAAACACAAAATTCCTTTGATCAAGATTATTCGTACAAACGATGTTCTCTGTCGCTTATGCGAATCGGAACGGATTCATGCTGAAAACCAGTTAAAAGTCAACGAGCTTGCTGATGCAGAAAACGAGCGAGAACGAAAGTTCTATCTTGAAAAATTCTCTTTATATGATGACGTGCTGAAGAATGCTACTCTTGAGAATTTTGACACACCTACTGAAAAAGAAGTTCAAAAGTTAGAATTTGCCAAAAAAATCTGTAAAGAGTGGGCAGACGGTGCCAGAAATAATGTTATTTTCCAAGGCGAAGCTGGAACAGGTAAGAGTCATCTTGCATTTGCGATTATGAAAGAATTGTCATCAATCACAAAAGAAATTGCTATCTTTATCAATGTTACTGACTTGCTGATGAAAATTAAAGCTGATTTTAGTCAGGAAGAGTTCCTGGTAAATAAGATTGCTAGTGCAAAGTTTTTAGTCCTAGATGATCTTGGAATGGAAAAGGACAGCGAATGGTCCTTCAGTATCCTTTACAACATCCTCAATAAAAGAGCTAACACGATTATCACTACAAACCTAACTGCGCAGGAAATCCAGAAGCGATACGGTCGGCCATTCATGAGTCGTTTGATGAAAGGTGTAGACAATGAACATTTGATGGTATTCAATGATTTAAAAAATAAAAGGAAAGATTACTTTTAGAAAGGTGGTACACCTTATTGTTAAAACTATATTTTGTCTACAACGGACATCGAAAATTTTTTCTAGGTTATTTCAACAACGTTGATGAACTTATTGAACGGATGAAAGACCATCAGTGGGCGTTCTCAGGTATTACCAGGCCAAAATTCAAAAAACACATCGGAAAAGACGATGCGAGGTTTGATTATGGTGCGATAGATTGCTATTACTTAGCAACAAAATCAACGTGCCGCGAACCACGTTAAAAGCGAGCTAGAATATGCGTCAGACTTGGACGAATGACGTATAAAGAATTTGCTAGCTCTTGTGTCTTTGAGCCATGAGGTGCAAGAGCTGGATTTTTAGTAATCAGGTTAAAACATGAAATACAACAAACAAGACATGATTGAAGATTTGAAACATTCAATCGAAGTGGCAAAAGAAAGAATTGAAGAACTGAAGAAACCAAGTCAGAAATCAGCGGCACACATGAGAGCTGCTGAACGTGATTTTTGGAAAAAGAAGATAAAAGTGTATAAGAAGAAGTTGGAGGAGTTGGAAGATGAAGTATAAAGTAACAGAATACAACTCAGATTTTCAAGAAGAACAAACGGGGACTTGTGATCTATGCTATGGTACTGCTTGGGTTGAAAATGGCTCAATCACGGTTGAGGATGAAAACGGAACTGAAACAGAAATTGAATTGACCGTTTGGGATTGGGGCGATTATGACACTATTTACATTGACAACGTGGTTAATTTCTCAGCTTGGTTACAAGAAAGGGATGTTGAGCCAATAGATGAAGAAACTGAAACTTGGTCTTGGTTGAATGAATTGGTAGAAAAATATAATGAGGGACGAGAAGATGAATAAACAAGAGTTAATTAAATATTTTGAGGATTTGCCTTATGTATCAATCACTCAAATGGGAAAGAAAAGTTTTATTGATTTAATCGAACAACTAGACGAACCGCAGAAAGTCACAGTACCGCAGTTTGTGGCGGAATATATTAAAAAGACCAAAAATTATCATTGGGATTTGCACGAAGCAATGCAATGGGTAGAACTTGAAGACTGCAAAGAACTTAAAGAGTATTTTTATATAGCAAAAAACATAGAAACATTCGCTCGTGCATGGCTTGACGGATACACAGTCAAGGAAGAGAAGCGGTATATTGTTAGTTTGAAGAATGGGCAACCCTTGGTTAAATCGCAATCAGGGAGTACTCTTTATTTTAGTCAAGATATAACAGCTGGAAATTATAAAGTTACCCGAAAAGAACTAGAAGATGCTGGTTTTGGTGAAGTGTTTAACAGTACCTTGTTTGAAGTCGAGGAGGTGGGAGAATGAAATTTGCAAAGTATACACACAAGTCTTTTGATGGTGTGAAAATCATAAGAGGATGGGTTTTGGTAAACAATTATGGTGATAAGGAATTCGTTTATTACAACGGAACGGAATTATGTGTTCACCCTGCTAGCGATTGGGAGGGTGAGTTAGAAGAGGTGGAGTGATGTCATTTTATGGTGGAACTTACATTGACTATTGTAGATATTGTGATGATAGATATAGTGGATTTTTCAAACTCAAAAAAAATGAAAATGTTTTTGATGGTTTTGAAAGGTGGTTGAAAGAGCATGGTCAAGAGGTTAGAGAATGAAAAATACACTAATTCGCTTTTTGCTTGCATGGTCTCTTATCACAACTTGTCTGTTATTCATGCAACGGTCAATTATAGACGAGCAAGAAAAACCCTTACTTGTTTATCACGCTGATAGTAAATACGCTATCACTGGCAAGGTTACAGAAAAACGAAAAATCGGAAATCTTTTCACTATCACGGTAAACGGTAATGTTTTCGTGGTGAGTGAAGAACGATATGAAAAAGTAGAAATTGGAGATGAGGTGGAAATTTAATGGATGATGTTTTACAAGCACTTGCAAAGATGCTAAATATGACAACGGACGAAGTGAGTTCTTTGTTATCGACTCTCAAAGGAAATGCACCACAGATTTATGAAATGCTTGTTAAAGAAAAGATGTTTTATGATATCTTCGGTCTTTTTCAAATAATTTCAATTGCAATATTTAGTGTTTCCATAGTGGTTTTAGTGTTTTCAATTGTCACATATTTTGCATATGATGGCGGTATCGTTTTTAGCTACGAATATGGAAGTAAAACCGAGGAAGAAATTAAATTAGAACGCATTGAACGGAAAAGAAAGGATTTTAAACTACCAATAAAAATTAGTTTCATTTCATCGAGCGCAAGCTTGATAACATTAGTTGTTGCAATTGTTTTAAAAATAACTCTTGCACCAAATTATATGTTCATTGTGAATGAAATTTTACCAAGACTAACGAAAAGATAGGAGTTATTATGAACACACTAGAAAATGTAAAGCAATGGTTTATTGACCGCGATCTTGAAAACGGTGGACGGTTAGACAAGCAGTCACTCAAGCTCAGTGAAGAATTCGGTGAGTTATGCGCAGGCTTTCTCAAGAAGAATGAGAAAGTGACCAAGGATAGCATCGGAGATTGTGCAGTCGTGATTGTAGGACTGGCATTACTCATTAAGGAAGATGTGAATCAGATTTTTGAAGAGTCTGATAACATTCGTAAAAAATATGTGATGGAATGTTTCATCTCAATCAATGCAAATATTAGTGAGTTTCAACTGTCTCAAGGATTTGCAAGCAAGGAATTGTGTCGACACAATCTAGTACGCTGCATTGGATATCTGAAAAATCTTGGATATGATTTTGATGAATGTTTCGAACTAGCATACCAGGAAATCAAAGACCGTAAAGGTCGCTGGATTGATGGTAGTTTTGTCAAAGAGGAGGATTTACCAGATGAAGTTCGTTCTGTTTAGAATCGAGAAATCTTATCCAGTACATGATGAGAGAGAGTTAAAAAAGTTAGTAGACATTGACAAAATATTCGCTTTTAGAGAAAGTGGAACTTCTATCGAACGTACTATAACATTGGAAACACATAATGGTTTTATGTTTGAATTTAATAAAATCGAATACGAAAACAAGGTATATGATTGCTATAATTTGAATGATGTTTTACATGCATTGAAATCTATCGAAAAGAAAATGGAGAGAGACAAACAATGAGCGATAATGTGAATAAACCAAAAGAAAGCTAGAAAGAACCTTGATTGGTTGATTGAGGAATTTGAAAATGAGAATTAAAACATCGAATGGCGCAATCGTCAGCGTTAATAACATAAAACGCCGCATCACGATTGAAGGAAT